CATTGCTATCCAGGGTCAAGACCTCGTACAATTAATAACTGCAAAGAACCTGGGCTACCCACTGTCACACGAGACATTGTTTGAAGTAGCCAAGGAACGGGGCTTAACGCGGAACACCTTCGATGTCGAAATGGATCGGCTGATGAAGGATCCGCCAGAACTGATTAAGAGGGCTGCAGAGTTGGCAGCGCCAGCGTCCGGTAACAACCCGACGCAGCAAGCGGGAGGGCCTAAGAAGTCTACCGCTGGTGTAGGCGCCAAGACGAACAAGCCCAAGAAGTAATTTGCGCAATGGTGCGCGGATAAAACGTCACATGCGTGACACGGGGATATAAAATGGTACTCAAAGCGGTAGTAGACAATTTGGAGGGTGTGGATGAAAAATACCACGACCTCTACACGGAAAAAGACGGTCAGTTCGTGATGCAACCTATCGAGGGTATGAAGCCTTTGACTGAGTTCAACACGGTGTACCAGGCGCTGGCGAAGGAACGCACTGACCACAAATCCACCAAGACGACGCTGCAAGCGTTTGCCGGGTTGGATCCAGAAGAAGTGCGTAGCAAGCTGGACAAGCTCCCCGAGCTTGAAATTGCTGCAAGCGGTAAGATGGATGAAGACAAAATTGAAAAAGTTGTCGCCAGCCGTATCAATACCCAGCTTGCACCAGTTGCACGTGAACGGGACAAGCTGCTGAAGGAATTGGCCGAACGTGACAATGTCATTAACGGTTACCAGGCCGAGAAGACGCAACGTGTTATTTCGGATACAGTTACGAAAGCTGCACGGTCGTTGAAAGTGCTGGACACGGCACAAGAAGACGCAGTGCTGCTGGCGGAACGCTTGTTCACGGTAGCTGACGACGGAAGTGTGGTCACCAAAGACGGTGTAGGCACTACACCCGGTATCACGCCTGCTGAATGGTTGGCAGACCAGCGTGAGCGTCGTCCTCACTGGTGGGGCGCAAGTATTGGTGGCGGTGCTGGTGCTGGTAAGGGCGCCGCTGGTGGACCAAACCCGTTTAGCGCAGATGGTTGGAACATGACCGAACAGGGACAACTTGTCCGGACAGACCGCGCTAAAGCAGAGCGGTTGGCGAAAATGGCTGGTACAACTGTTGGCGGTGCAAAGCCGGTCAAGAAGTAGTATCCGACTTGCCAGCTAATATCCCGCGTGTGCTATATTACAGCCACACGCGGGACATGGTTCCAGCGGGACCGAAAACCTTCCATGGCGTAGGTGATCGAGTAATCACTCCTTTATCAACCCCTTGAAAGATACCCAAAATGGCTGCTGGAACAGTTCAACTCTCGGACGTAATTGTCCCTGAAGTTTTTACCCCTTACGCTCAACAGTACACCACGGAAAAAAGCCGACTGATCCAGTCGGGCCTGGTGCAACGGTCTGAGTTCCTGTCAAACTTCTTGTCCGGCCCAGGCCTGACAATCCACGTCCCGCAATTCAAGGACCTGGACAACGATCCTGAGAACATCTCCAGCGACCAGCCGGTCGACAGTGTTCCCAACAAGATCGGCACCACGCAAGAAATCGCTGTGCGCCTTTCGCGTAACAACAGCTGGGCATCCTACGATCTGGTGGAAGCACTGATCAACAAAGACCCGCTGGCAGTTATCGCTGGTC